AGAAAGATAAAGGAAATCTTTTATCGTCTTTTCCTGCTAAATGAGTAATAATCGGAGACAGTTCAGTAGGCTTAGCCAACAATGCATTTGCAAGACTATTCATATCAGTCATTTGCGAGTCATTGTAAAACGTCTTTTGAACGCTTATATTTGTTCCGTTTACTGCCATTTTTATTTATAATTTTAATAGGGTACCTATTTCCCTGTTCAGGTATATTTTTAAATACTAAGATCCGAACTATCTAAATCAATGTTTTTACTAACTCTAGATTTCTTACGAGCGCTTTTTACATTCTCTTCGTTTTTAGAAATCTTTTGTCTTAAAGATTTAGTTGCTTGTGTCTTTGCTTTTGTTTTTATAATATCTTTTAAGTTGAAGCCTTTATACATTAAGTAGTCAATAGCTAATTTAACTTCCATATTTGCTTCTGAATGATCTACATCTCTTTGAGTATGACCTTCATTAGTTACAGGTTTAGAAAGATAATTAAAGAACTTTGACTTTTCTTTCTCTGGAACTTGTAATCCTGCAAATTCTTGAGAATTTTGAATAGTCTCAGAAACTCCATTCCAAAACTCTTGTTGTTTTTGTTGTTGAGCATGAACTTCCTGTTTTTGCTGTTCAATCATTTGTTCTCTTCGTTTACTCTGAACTTTACCTAAAGCATTTTTTGCTTGTTCAGCTTTAGTGTGTAGTTTCCCAGAATCTTCATAGTCATTTAACATTTCTTTTATAAATTCTTTATCATGTCCTTTTTCTGCAAAGTAATCTGATAAAATTGCTTTCTGGCTTCTTACATCATCTTCTGCAAGTTCAATTTTATTATAATCCAAATTAGGATCATGCGCCTGCATAAAATTATCTGACTCTCCTCCATTTAAAACGTATTCTAAATGCTTTTTAACTAAAGGAAAAGCTTCTAAGACTTCATCAATTCTATCATCAGCCATTTGTGATGCTACATCTTTTGTCATTTCTGCTAAACCTTCTGATGTATCAGCATATTCACCTTCAAGTTCATATCCTAATTTAGACAAAACTTCTGACACAACTGTATCTTCAGTTTCTTCAGCCTCTTCAGGTTCCTCAACATTATCAGAAGCTTCTACTTCTACTTCTTCTTCTACTTCAGATTCTTTTACTTCATCTTCAATATCTTCAAGTTCATCAGTAGGTTTTTCAACTTCTTCTTTTACTTCTTCTTTTACTTCTTCTACAGGCTTCTCGATTTCATCGATAGCAACTGTATCAACTCCATCACCTGCGATTACATCATCAAAGGTAATATCGTCTAGTTGTATTTTTTCATTTGGGTCCATATATATATTTATTGGTTTTAAGTTACAAATTTACTAATTATATTGATATTTTTTATAGTTTTTTTATTTTTAGGTTTTCTATTATTATATAACACTTACCAGCATCCATATTTACATTTTCTTATACCTCCTCTTTTAAAATCTGTATTACGTCCTTCTGTAAATCTTTCTTTAGACAAAGTTTTATCTTTTATCTTTACATTTTTTCTGTATTGCGTATCATAATAATTAAATATTTTATCAGGTTTATTTTTATCAGGTAAAGGATAAGGAGATCGTCCATAAACCATTCTCATAGCAGCTACCGCAGCTAAAGGATTATCAGATCTTAATTCTCTTTTAAAACTTGTTGAATCTGATGGTAATCCTAAATCTTCTAGCCTTTTAAAATATTTTTTTTGAGTAGTACTAAATCCTTGAGGTTTACCTAAACTGTCTACTCTTTGAGAGAATAAATCTTTAAACATTATTTTATCAATTGACGCTTGAGAATTAGTATATTTTCTACCATAAGCTTTAGGATTATAACCCATAGTATTTTCTAAATAATTAGTTTGCAATAACAACTCTTTCATATTTTCTTGTGTTTCTTTAGGCTCCTTAGATACAACTAAGTTTATAGCATCTTTTAATTCATTTCTCCTAACGTTAGCTGTATTAAATCCACCTTTTTGCCATTTTTTTAATTTTAATCCTTTTTTAATAGTCGCAATTTTACCCTTTTCAAAAATATTTGCAGTTTCACTAGGCTGTATTAAATTTAATACTTCTTTTCTACTTAAACCCATTTTATTCCTATATTTTTCTATACCTGAAAGATCAGCATTATAAAAAGATGACATTGCACCTGACATACTTTTAACACCTTTAAACTCTTTAGCAATTTCTTGAAGTTCATTATTAAAATTTACAAATTCTTTATCAGTTAATTTATCAACACTTTTTATTGTAGCATCAATAGCTCTAGTTTTTATATCTGATGTTGTAATTTTAGAAGAGTTATCGCTTATCATTTGAGTTTGAATTTCTGATGCGCTTCTAGATTCATCTTTTTTAGTTGATAAAAATCTAGCATAATCTAACTGCTGTTCATAACCAACTAAATTACGATAATCATTAGGTTCTCCAATTGTACTATTAATATCTTCTAAAGCTCGGTATACTCTTGGATTTATATTTATTGTATTATCAAGCCCTCGATTTACTTTACCTACTAAATCTTCAGGAACTTCATATTTTTTTATATCGTCTTTAGCTCCACCTTTTTGATAAGATGCTGGTGATTCTATTATTGTTCCTTCTGATGGGCCGGTTGGTAAATCTTGTATTCCTGGGGGTACATTTTTATAACTCTCTACTAAATGTCCTTGGTTATCTATCTTTTGTATATCAATAGGAGCTGCCATCCCAACAGTATTAAATGACTGATTAGGTTGTACGTCTGGAAAAGCCATACTAGCTTGAGTGTTCCCCATAGCATGTTGTTCCCTTAGCCCTATTTCTTGTTCTTGTGGTGTATTAGCAACTTGCATTTCTTGTTCTTGCTGTTGCTGCATTTGGTGTTGCTCAATAAGATCTATACCCTGATCTGCAGCTTGAAACACATCAGTTATACTCCCAGGAAATCCAGAAGCCTTAGCTCTGTTTAATAATTCTCTCCTAGTTTCGTTTGTTAGCATTCTTATCAGCTATTTCTTTTTTAATCTGACTATCTTCCCTCTTAACTTGATTTGACTGCCTAGCAATATCTTCAGAAGCTTCTCCTCCTCTTATTTTCTCCCCTAACTCTTTTTCCCTTAAGTCTAATTCTCTTTCTTTAATTTCAAAGTCTCTAATCATCTTCTCAAGGTTAAGGTTATTACCTTCAACATCTTTTTTAGATTCAGCACTTATTAAAGCTATCTCAATATCTTTTTGCCTGTCTTTTTCTTTTTCTAATGCTTCAGCTTCTTGCATCATTTGTTGTGCCTCTAACTGTTGCTGTTGCATTTGTTGTTGAGCTTCTTGCTGTGCTTGTTCTAACTGTTCTTGAGCCCTGTCAGCTTTCTTAAGATTTTCTTTAATTTGTGTAAAGCTATCAGAATCTAACATCTCAGCTATATCTCCTGGTTTAGCACCATTTTGCATCATAGCTTGAGTTATTCCTTTAATATTTTGTAACTTCTCTTGATCTTTACCGGCATCAGAAACAAATATCCCATAATTAGATTCCATATGACTCATACTATCTACATCTAAAAAGTCAGTGGTACCATCAGGCATTACATACATCCCCGTTTTACCCCCTAACCATGCTTCTTTAGAGTAATCTAGTAACGCTTGAAAGTCTCTTTGTTCCATTCTCTCAAACTTTCTAAATAAATCTTCTGTAATATGTGATGATTGTAATATAGCTTGTTGTGAAGATGCTTTACCTTCGTATGCTCCAATCTCACCTTGTCTTTGTCTACTTACCCCAGATATTTTCTCCCATTCTACTAAAATAGATTCTAGTAGTTGTATATATTGCCCAATTGTTTTAATAGACATATCTAAAACAGATTGATGCTGTGGATTTAATTGTATTCCTTCTTTATTATAATCTACCCAAGCAATACCTGTACCTTCTACATAATACATAAATTTATCCATGTCCCATTTCTTAGGTATCATGTTTATATCAAATTGTGCAATAATATCTTTACTCCTAGCTATTGCAAGTTCTAACCTATATTTATAAATATTATAATTTAACTGATAAGGTATCCCAAGTTTAACTAAGGATATATTAGATGAATTTATATCAGAGTAACGTCTCCCATTAATAGGGAGTTTACATTTTGATGGGTTATCTAATGATAATCTTTGATTAGCTATTGGATTAACGTTAATATACATTCTCCCATCAATCCTTGTTCCTTCCCATACCTCATTAACCCATCTCCAAGTTAATTTAGCCCCTGCTTCTTTCATTTCTCTAGGTAATCTAAATCCATCTTCTACCTCTTGCTCTTCTACCATCCCTGTTTGAGGATCTACATATGTTAAAAATCCTATTCTTTTTCTAGACTTCCAATAAACATTAATAACTTCTATAAGTCTATTTCTAAATGCATTCTCATCTCTATTTTGAGAGTTAGCATATAAAAAAGAAACATCACTTTCTGAATGTCTAGGCTCTTCTAATTCTAATACTTGTTGTTCTGTTAAACTGTCATAATATGCGTCAATAACACTAGATGCATGTACATATTTCCTAACTAATGCCCAATCACCATCTTCAACAAACTCTAAGTCTGGGTCTAAATCATAATCTACATCTAAAGGGTTTAATATATTATAATAAGGTTCATTATTCCTAACTCCTCTTTGAGTATAGCATTCTCCAGTAATTAAATAATGAAACCAAGCTTTTTGTATTTTATCATATACTTCTTGCTCTTGTAAGATATAGTTCATAGATTTTTGCCCTAATAGAGCTCTATTATCCACATAACTATTCTCAAACATTTCTGCTAAATGCTCTGGTAGCTCTATCTCTTGTTCAGGATCCATCCCCATATCTTGACCTTGTTGTTGTAAGGCCATCATAAAATGCATTTGTAAATTCTTAAATATTAATTCAGATTTTGCATTTTCTTTTGTAGAAATAGTATCAGAGTTTTGTACTGTAACGGTATAATTGAGAGGTCTTTTAGATTTTTCCCCTAGAAGAAGATCAATTATGGGTTTGATAATGGGATAATTACGCATTTCAGAAGGAAAGTTCTTACGGCTTTTACCATAAGGTTTCAATACGTATTTATAATCTGCCTCGTCAATTACACCGTTATAATAATCATATAATATTTTAAGATCATCCTTTTTACCAGAATGGCTTGAACCTGAATTGGAAAGATCTATAAATGCTTCTACACAAGATTCTTGCCATTTTTTATCTTTTTTTGTTATTGAGAGCTTCTGTCTCGGTATTTTATCATATCCCATAATCTACAAATTTAAGTAAATTTACCTTTAGTTGTTCTATACAAATATATTTAAACTTTTCTATTATAAATATACCACTACAAGTAATTACATATATCGTATAAACTATACTTTAAAGTCAATTCTTTTCCTGCTTCAATCTTTTTAATAGTTTTTAGTCTTTTATATTCATCATTTTCATCTTCTACTAATTCACAATTAGGATGTTCTGAATGATTTATAAATCCTCCTAATGGTGTTCTTATATAGTCGTGTTGAAAATTTGGGTCATATACATGACTTATACCTATAACTACCTCTCCCGGAATATCTTCTGTCGCTAGAATCCCTGCTCCATGAATGTCTGACGGACCTATTGATAAGTATTCTGGTAGAGGGTTATAAGGTTCTTTATTTTTACATTTTTCCATATTAATAATAATTTGTATCAAACCAATTGTTTGATGAGTTATCTTCTAATACATCTTTTACTTCTGCGTTATATAATTCTCTTGTATGATACATTCCAATCATTAAAGACATTACACGATCAAAGTTACCATGATGATTAAATTTAATTAATTCTGTTAACAAAGCAGGATCATATATCTTATGCAAATTTAGTAATTTATTTCCATTCTCATCAGTGCTCCTTGTTGTATTTAACCAATCTCTTATATATATCTCACCTTGACGCTTTCTTGCTTCTGTCATATGCATCCCATATTGTCGTTTTACTGTTTTACTTCTAAGCTCTTTTTTATCTAACATTTCAAATTCTTCTTGAAGTTTGTGTAACTTTCTATATCTTTTAGCATATGCTATAACTTCTCCCCTGTCATTCTCAAATCCTATCTTACACCCATAATAATCAGCTAATAAAAATAAATTTCTATTATATTCATCTTGTGTTTTTGGTCTCCCTACATAAGATGCTACTATAATATCATCTGGTTGTGATAAGTTATTAGGTCTTTTTAATACATAAGCTGATCCTAAAGATGTGCTATCTGCAGATTGATTTTGACCATAAGGGTCATGACAAATTACGTACATATTTAAAGGAACCTGTTGTTTTTCATTTTTGTAAGGAGCTTCATATATTACTACAGCTCCTGTCTTATCATCATCTTTTCTGTGTGGAAATTTAATAATTTGTTTTAAATCTCCATCAATAGTAAATTTAACCTTACCTTTAGTGTCTTGAAATAATCTCCCTACAGTACCTATACTTTGTAGTCCCCTAGCTTTAACAATATTGTACTGCTCCTGAAGTGATGCTACATCAAATAAATTAGATGTTACTTGTAAAGTAGCTTCTTGAGGTGAAAAAGGGTGCTCCGCTATATATTGGTCTAATGATTTAGCATCTGCAGCACCTTTTTTCTTTTCCCTCATTTCTTTTTCATATTCTATAGCTTTTTCTTTTATAGAATTTCCGTTATCGTCTATAAATCCATCTAAATTAGTTTGTATAGGAATAAAGTACCCACATGTACTTCCCATAGCCCCCTCATCCCACACATTTTCATAAGACATACAATCATATGCGTCTGGGTTATAAAATATTTCTTCCATAGCTGCAAAATCTGCTCCTTCTGTACCACCTGTACCAAAAGCTACCATCATCCCTAAAGTTTTACTACCTTGTCTCATTGTTGGCATTGTTACCTCCCATGCTTTTAATAGTCCTGGAAAAGATCCTGCTTCCTCAAAGAAAACTAACTCACCTGCCTTACCCCTAACCTTGTCTGGATTATCTTTTAAAGATACCCCCATAATTTGAGATTTATTCCCCATTTCTATCTCTAATCCATTAACTTTCTTTTTATATCCAGACATTTTATGCATTTCCCTATCTCTAAGGCGTGGTTGTGCCCAAGCTGTATGATCATCTATAAAAGACAAAAACTCCCAAGCTTTTGAGAGTAATCCATCACCAATTAAGTATTCTTTCTGAGCGGCAAATACAAAGTTTTTACTATTTTTAACAAAGAAGTAGTTTCTAGCAAGCATACTCCCAGCTTTATAAGAATATCCCTTTCTCCTTGCTTTTAAAACAATCATATGCTTATTATCTGCCCTTGCTTTATCTATTTCGTGGAAATACTGATAATCTCCATCATAAAATCTAGGGAATGTCCTTTCACGCCTAGCTTGAATAGATCCATCTGGTAAAATTTCATCTACAGCTCTATCAATAGGACAATAGTTTAAATAAAAATAATGAAATCCAGTAATATGCAACTCGTCTACTTTATATCCATACAAACATCTTTGTTTTTCTTTATCCCAAAAATCATAGTATTCTCTTGTTCCTGGGAGAGCTGAAGTATAATGCCCAGTTTCTAAAAACCTAAGTGCAGAAGGTCTTAATCTATTAGTGTCTTTAAGCATCTATCTTTAATCTTAGTTAATTCTGCACATTTTTCATATTCTTCTGTTTGAATAAAATACTCAATAACCATATCTATTATATCTTCAGACCTACCATCTTCTACAATAGGATCAAAAGGTAAAAAGAATTCATCTAACTCTTGATTTTCCTCAAAAGCATTATAAATATCATCTAAAGTCTTACGCTTAGTGATTATATCATATGCATTTTCCATTGCAGTATTATACATTTCTAAATCTTCTAAAAAATCCATTACATACTATATTTATTTACTTCAATTCCTCCTCTATTTGTATTAGCGGCTTGTTCTTCTTTTTTAACTATTTCTTCTAATCTAGTTAATCCATCTACTACCTTCCCCATATTAGATAAATTAGCTATTAGATCTTTTGCATGAAATATAGGTTTACCGTGATCATCCATTAAATGTAAATCTATATCTCTAAAGTATTTTTCTAGCTTTACTATTGATGTCCTTGCTGCTTTTAGTAATCTTACAGCAGAAGTCTCTATTAATTTATCATACTTATCACAAGCTCCTAAAACTTTTGAAGATGTCTTCCACTTCTTTTTCTCTCCAAAGATACTATTTTTTACTTCAATTTCACGTTGATCCCACTCATATATAGAAAAAGGAGATCTATGATCTACCATAAAATATACAAACGCTAACTCTTCTGTATTTAAATCTTTAAACTCTATTATAGTTTTAGAGTACTCAGATGGTACAGCTTTATTATCTACTATATGTATTAAATCATGTTTCATATACTCTAGATTTTAGTTTTATTTTTTATATTTAAGAATCTTTCTTTTATTAACTTTTTTTTATGTTTATTAAGAGCTTTAATGTATTGTATATAATTAGAGGGAACATAAAGAGATATTAATACTTCATAATCTCTCCCATATAAAACTTCAAGTGCTTTTAGCCTATGATTTCCATCATCTATAGTTATATTAGGGGAGTTTTCGTGTAACCTTCTTAAACCAACAGGTATTTTTTTAATTCCATTTACTTTAATATCTTCTATTAGTTTTTCCCATTTATAAGCATTTGAATATTTATTTTGGCTATATGTATCATTTTTACCATCTTTTAATAACTCTTTAAACGGTACCTTTTTAAAAGTATGGTGTAAATACTTAGAATTAAGGGGTATTTTAATATCAGAATAATGAATAAAAAGAGGTCTTTTCCACTGATGATTAAATTTTCCTAAGATCTTTAAAAGTTTTAATAGAATTTTAATTAAAAAAGTCCTTACTATAAAAGAATAATATTTAAAGTTTTTTTGCATTCTTTTTTAATTCAGTTAAATACTTTACTCTTTTAGGGTTAACAGAAAATAACCCAAAATAAGGGAGTCTTATACTATCAAAATTTCCTTTCTTCATTATCTTTGATACAAATTTAAATTGATGATTAACAATTTCTTCCACTTTCTTTAAAGGTAAATTATATTTAGTTGCTAAAATTTGTATTATTACCTTTTTATCTCTTACCATCTATAATCT